ACTTCAACCTGCATAGGGGGAGGGTTTATGGGAACTTCTTCCCAGCCAATAAAACTAGGATCACTAGCTTTGGGTAAGTAAGGCTCTCCGCCGTTTTTAGGTAAAGTTTTTTCAATAGTAAGTTGTTTCAACTGCTCATTGGGTACCAACATCTTAGTTTTGCGATCCGTCATGTAAAAAACGGTATTACGAATTCCGACGCGAACTATACGCGCTTGCCGTCCAGAAATGTAAATAATGTCGTCGTTATTAAAATTATTCCCCATAAACACAAGAATACCTTGAGCAAAGTTCATTATCATATCTTTTGCCATTATAGTTATAATAGCTATCAATAGCAGCCATCCATATTCCCCAATAAGGCTTTCCAAAAAACCTTCCACATTTTCTTTATTCATCCCGCCGTCAGATAATTGATTGAAATTTGTACTTAAATTGACTAACTGCGGGATTGCGTTTGTAATCTCTTCCATGACTTTTCCTTTAACATTACACTAAAACCGTGTATTATATTACTGATGTCAAAAGTAAAACGTGCAGGAGACTTTGAGTCTCTTGAAGTTAGCGACGGGAGAGTAAAGATCCATCAGAGGGATCCAATTAAACCAAAAGACAATTTTTATATAGAAGAATTGCCTTGGACAGAAAAACAAAAACGATTTATAGACTTATCTTTAGACAGAAATACTAGGTTGATATTATGTAAAGGTCCAGCAGGTAGCTCTAAAACCCTTTCTGCTGTATATTCAGCACTGCATCTTTTAAACAACTCAAAAGTTTCTGATGTTATCTACATGCGCTCAGCGGTAGAAAGTTCTGATTCTCGATTAGGTTTCCTCCCCGGAGACGCAGATGAGAAACTTCATTATTATAATTTACCTTTTATGGATAAATTAGACGAGCTCCTGAGTGAAGAAACTGTAAAAAAACTACAAAAAGAAAAAAGAGTTTCAATACACCCTGTCAACTTTGCGAGAGGTATGAGCTGGAACGGAAAAGCTATTCTTTTAGATGAAGCTCAAAATAGTTCTTTTCGTGAAATTGTTACAGTTTTAACAAGAATAGGTAAGTATTCCAGATGCTTTATTATGGCTGACCCTATGCAAACAGACTTAAAAAATGGAAACAGAGGAGGCTTTGAAAAATTATTCGCGGCTTTTGATGATGACGAAAGTAAAAGTATGGGAATTCATACTTTTGAATTCAATGCTGACGATATTGTTAGATCAGAGTTAACTAAGTTTATTGTGGAAAAAGTGAATACTATTGAGACCTATTAACATTTTCTTCAATCAATTTAGCGGCCAAAGCTGAAAATTTTCTGACTTTATACTCAGGGATATCCCAGAAGAAAGCGTGAGTTAATTCTTCTATAAGAACGCTCATTTTCCTTCTGTCTTTTAACTTTGGGTCAATAAGGATTGTGGGGCTGTTTAATTCTGGATTACCGCACAAACCGTCAGCGTTGTATTTATAATGAGGTTTTCTCCATATTAGCTTATACTCTATACCGTCTGAATTGGTGAATTTCGAGCTTCGCATACCTAAAAGATAGTACACTTTTTTTGAAAAAGGTTTAATTTTCATTAATATATATAGTGTAATATTTTTTTATGAAAGCGTATTGTCCAGATTGCGGTTCAGCTACAGAGTACTCATTAGAGAAGCCTAAATTTTGTGCTTCTTGCGGTAGCTCTTTTTCTATTGCGTCTTCCGCGCCAAGTAAAAAAATTTTTAAAACTCCCGCTAAAGTTGTTAAGTCAAAACCTAAAGTGGAGTTTATGGAAGAGGAAGAGGAGTCTTTTGACATTCCTCAGATAGATAAGCTGGATGTAAGCTTTACATCGTCTTCATTTGCTAAATCAAATAAGCTGGGTGACATTGTAGGGTCTAACGTCGATGGTGATCGAGAAGAGTTTATTAGAGAAAAAGATACTTCTTATTCTCTGGAAAGCTTCGAACAGGACTTCATGAGGGATGCAGGGAGTTCACGTAGACCGGATGCCGAAAGCTAAAATAAAATTTGAAGATTATATTGAACAGATAGATGCAGAGATAAAAAAAAGAAGATCCAAGTGGAATTTAACAGCGCTTTCTTGGATGGACTTCGACGACGTATCTCAAATCCTGAGGATTCATATATTTAAAAAGTGGCATTTGTATGATACAAAAAAGCCCCTTAATCCTTGGATCAATAGAATTATATCTAATCAGATAAAAAATCTCATACGTAACAACTACGGTAACTATTGTCGACCTTGTTTAAAATGTGCGGCGGCAGAAGCGGGGGACTTATGTTACATATACGGTAAACAAAGTGAGGCGTGCCCTTTGTTTGCAAATTGGTCTAGGACTAAAAAACAAGCCTATAACGCCAAGCTTCCCGTATCAATAAACGATCACACTTACGAAATAAATTCTACAGAGTATAGCGATATAGACATCTTAGGCGTTATGGATAGAATTAGCGCGAAGATGAAAGAAGTTTTAAAACCCGCCGAATGGAAAATTTACCAAGCTCTTTACATAGAGCATATGTCAGAGGAAGATGCTGCTACCTTAATGGGGTATAAGACTAATGAGAAAAATAGAGTTCCCGGGTATAAGCAAATCAAGAATGTAAAAAAAGCTATAATTAAAAAAGTAAAACGGATGCTGGAAGATGGAGAGATAGAAATCTTATGAGCTCTAAAAATGTAAAACTTACTGAAGATCAAGAACTTGCGATCCTTGAGGAGTGGAATAAAAGAGATGAACCGCCATACATCTCTGAACTTATTCAATTAACGTTTCCTGATATTCCTAACGAGAGAAAAAATGGAAGGTCAAAAGAGGGGAGAGCAGTAAAAGAGTTTTTGGCAAGAAAAAGCTTAGAGGCGCGGGTTACTAGTAAGCATTATCCAAAAGAGAGAACAGAGCTAACAGAAGATCAAAAAGAATTTATTTATAATAATTGCGGGGCTATGAGGCCTATGGAACTCGCTAAAGTAGTTTTTGATGATCCAAAAATTTCCTCTTTAGACCTAAGGTATAAAGTACTTATAGAATACTATAACACAATAGATAACAAGGTCAAGTACTCAGATATAACAAATGAAGATGCATCTGTAGAAGGTGGGTATGCCCCGCCAAAATCTGAAAGTAGAGCTTTAGTTAGAGTTAACAAATATGTTCATAACGGAATCAACAAAGACAAGTTAACGTCTAAGGATAAGAAAAATTTATCAACCTTAATTGGTTATATGCACACTTACAGGTTCCTCCATCAAATAGGCACCTATGGTATAGAAACAGATAGAGAGTTATTTGAGAGTAGTTTTGTTAGATATACTTGGGACAAAGATGATTTAACCCAAGAAGAAGTAGACCAGTATATTGTGCTTTCAGCCGAGGTGGTAATTGCTTCCAACATTCAACGTCGAGTAGAAAGGCTCCAAACCTTGCTGGATCAAAACGCAGAAGATACAGAAGGGCGTAAGATGGCTATGAGTTTGGTCGAAGCTATTAACACGGCTCAAACTGAATACAACCAATGCGTAAACAGACAGACGAAACTTCTTAACGAACTCAAAGAAAAAAGAAGCCAGAGGATGAGTAAAATGATGCAAGACTCTGCTTCGATTTTAAACTTAGTGGAACTTTGGAAAGATGAAGAATCTAGAAATAAAATGATTAAACTTGCCGATTTAAGGCGGCAAAATGTTTCTTCTGAGATTGAAAGGTTAAGCAGTATGGAGGAAATCAAATCTAGAATTTTAGGAATAAGTGAAGAAGAAGTTTTAAATGGCTAGCTGTAAAATATGTGGAAAAGAGTTTGAGAAAGATAAAGGCCTTCACTTGCATCTGAAGGCTCATAAAATTTCTGTTAAAGACTATTATCAAAAGTATTATCCTCGATACGATTTACATACAAAAGATTTAATAAAATTTAAAAATAAAGAACAGTATTTTTCGGCTGACTTCAACAATAAATCCAATTTAAAATACTGGCTTAAAAAAGCTCCAATAGAAAAAGCGCAAGAATATTGCCGAAACCTTTTGGAAAAAAGACGCAAAGAAAAAAATATTGAGTACGCTCCCACTGAGGTGGAGTTAAGAACATTACCTTTCCCTCCTATTCCATACTATGAAGTTATATTTGGAGACTACTATAAACTGTGCGAAGATATAGGTTTAAAGAACAAATTGTCTCCGCTGCCTAAGAACATGCAGTTTGAAGAGAATTATACGAAAGATCATTTAATTTATATAGACTCTCGAGAGCAGAAGCCTTTAAATATCTCGGATTTCCCAACAGAAGTTAAAGGGCTGAAGTTTGGAGATTACTGCCTAAACGATAAAAGTAAAACTCATAATACTTATATAGAAAGAAAGTCTGTTCCCGATTTAATTGGCACTCTAAGCTCAGGGTTAGAAAGGTTTAAGAATGAAATAAATAGAGCAGCGGAAGAGGAGGCCTATATGGTTATCTTAGTAGAAAGGAAGCTTGAAGAGTGCTTAGCTTTTAATAGATTAGCTCACGTCTACAAAAAAAATACAAGAGTGACCCCGGACTTTATTTTTCACAATGTCCGAGATCTTATACAGGAATTTCCCCACATTCAGTTTCTATTTGCTAACGGTAGAAAAGAGTGCGTAAGGATAGTAAAAAAACTTTTATTGTCTGACGTTTTAAAAGATAAATTTGATTTACAGTTAGCTTATGATTTAAAATTATTATGAGAGGTAGAATTATTTTAACTTACGAACAAGCTTTAATTATTATATTCTTAATAATTCTTATAGCTTATTTAGACTAATGTGGTTTTGTCCAGACAAATATAATACAACTCTACCAAATTTAAATGAAGAGTTTTCAAAACTTGAAGGAGAGTTAGGAAATAGGCAAGCTAAAATTAGCTTGGCTAAATTTTTGCGTCAGAACTTGGGGTTTACAACGGAGCTGCTATCTGGAATTAAGCTGGCTCCTTTTCAGGAAATAACTCTTAAAGCTTTCTTCAATAGGAACTTCAACATGTGCGTGTGGGGTCGTGGCTGTGGTAAAAGTTTCATAGCTGCTGTTTATTGCTTCCTTCAATGTATATTTGAACCACGTACTAAAATTTTGATTGCTGGTCCTACCTTTCGTACCGCAAGGTTTATCTTCAATAATATAGAAAAGATTGTAGAGACTAAAGAGGCGACGATGCTTGCCCAAGCTTTCGGCGCTAAATCTAAACGCAACGATCAGTTTGAATGGAAGATAAACGAAGGTACAATTACAGCCATCCCCCTTAGCGGAGAAAAGATTCGTGGTTTTCGTGCTAACATTCTAGTTCTTGATGAGTTTTTGCTACTTCCAGAAGAGACTATTAAAACTGTCCTGATGCCATTCTTGGTTGCTCCACAGGATATGGCGGAAAGAATTAAGATTAGGGAAATGGAGGATGAGTTAATATCTAAAGGTAAGATGGAAGAAAAAGATAGAATGGTTTTCCAGAATAACTCTAAGATGATCGCTCTGTCTTCAGCTAGTTTTAGCTTTGAAAACTTGTACAAAACTTACAAGGACTGGATGAACAATATCTATTCTGACGACATTCTTCAATCGAATTATTTTATATCTCAGATGTCTTTTGATTCTATCCCTCCAGACATGATAGATAGTACTGTAATTGAAGAAGCTCAATCTGGAGGATCCTCTAATTCCTCTTTTCTGCGGGAGTATTGCGCTCAGTTTACAGATGGAAGCGACAGTTACTTTAGCGCAAAGAAGATGCATGACTGCACAATTCCTGACGGTGAAAAGCCCAACACCTTGTTGAAAGGTGATAAAGACAAACAATACATTTTAGCAATTGACCCTAGTTTTAGCAACAGTCCAAGCTCTGACTATTTTGCAATGTCTATTCTGGAGTTAGATGAAGAGTCGCCGAATCATTCTACCTTGGTGCATTCTTACGCTGTTGCGGGTGGAGATTTAAAAGATCATATAAAATATTTATATTATGTTGTTACGCATTTTGACCTAGCGTTGATAATTATTGATAACGCGGGGTATCAGTTCATAGATAGCGCTAATGAATCAGAACTTTTTACAAGTGGCCGTATAAACATAAAGTTTTTTGATTACAATAGTGATAAATCTGGATTGGATTATGAAAACATGTTGCTAAAAGCCAAGCAACAATACAACAAGAAAGAAGGGGTTATTTGTTTCAAACAGTTGTTTTCTACAACCTTTTTGCGAGAAGCTAACGAATACCTTCAGGCTTCTATTGATCATAAAAGAATTTGGTTTGGATCAAGAACCGCCGCCTGCGGTAGTTATTTTGATAAATCATCTGCCCAAGCGATACCTTTAAAATTTGTTCCACATGAAACAAAAGGGGATTTTATTGAGTTTCAAGACGATATGATTCATCAGACTAAGAAGCAGTGCGCCTTGGTTGAGGTAAAAACAACAGCTAAAGGCACTCAGACCTTTGATTTGCCACAACATTTGCGACGTAGCACTTCTGTAAATAGAGCCAGAAAAGATAACTATACGACACTAATGTTGGGTAACTGGGCAGTTAAGGCCTATAATGACATTAAAAACACCAAGCAAGCGGAAATTAACTATACGTTTACTCCCAAAATGTTCGGTTAAGTGTAAAATTAAAGTAAATTATGGCAGTAAGGAAGAAAACGGAACAAGGCGCGGAACCTTTGATGGCTATGCATCAATCTAAAGCTAGTCAAACAAGGACTCGCAGAAACGCGGCGGCTGATATTCCGCGTACTGACAGGTTTAGGAACATCGAGAATGGGATGATACCGTTCAAGTATTCTCATGGCGTTAAAAATAACTCCAACATCGACGTAAGAGATACAATTATCCTATGCCAGAAAGCTTACTACAATTTTTCTGTTTTTAGAAATACCATAGATCTAATGACAGAGTTCTCAATTAGTGATCTTTACTATACTGGAGGTAGTCGAAAGTCTCGAGAGTTCTTTGACACTCTGTTTAGAAAGATCAATATTGATGACTTGCAGAGCCGCTTCTTTAGGGAATACTACAGGTCGGGAAATGTTTTTATTCATAGGTTCAATGCAAAAATGGACCGTTCTGACGCTATCAAAATTAATCAAACTTTTGGATTGGCTGAAGCCTCAGAAGAATTGGAAATACCTTCTAAGTATATCATTTTAAATCCCTCGGACATACAACTTCAGGGAAGCATCACATTTAGTACTGGTATCTATTACAAGGTTGTGACTGATTACGAACTGCAGAGACTTAGATACCCCCAAACAGAAGAGGACAAAGAAGTCTATGACAGTCTTCCTGAGGAGACTAAAAAGCTTATTCAGCAGTCTAAAAATGTAGGGGCAGCGGCAATTACAATTCCTTTAGACGTAGAAAAGCTAACAGCAATCTTTTACAAGAAGCAAGATTACGAACCGTTTGCAGTTCCGATGGGCTATCCAGTATTGGAGGATATTAACTGGAAGCAGGAAATGAAGCAGATGGACATGGCTGTAGCTAGAACTACTAATCAAGCCATTCTCTTAATCACCATGGGCGCTAAACCCGCGGATGGTGGTGTCAACCAACAGAACTTGATGGCAATGCAGAAGTTATTTGAAAACGAATCTGTAGGCCGCGTTCTGATTTCGGATTATACAACTGATGCTAAGTTTATTATTCCAGACATAGGGAATATCCTAGACCCAAGAAAATACGATGTCGTAAATCAAGACATTCAAATGGGGCTAAATAACATTTTGCTTAGCGATGAAAAATTTGCAAACAGTAGCATAAAAGTTCAGGTCTTTATGGAAAGACTTAAGCAAGGTAGGAGAGTTTTCCTTGAGAATTTCTTAATGCCTGAAATTCGTCGTATTTCAAAAGAGATGGGCTTTAAGAACTATCCCAGAGCTCATTTTGAAGACGTAGACCTAAGAGACACTTCAGTTTACTCTAGAATTTACAGCCGGTTAATTGAACTTGGAGTTCTTACTCCAGAGGAAGGTATTCAAGCTATTGAGTCTGGCCGCTTCCCGACGGAAGAAGAGTCCTTGGAGTCTCAGTATAAGTTCAAGGAGTTGAGGAATGAAGGTTTATACGAACCGATTATTGGCGGCGCTAAGGGTGCTCAAATGAACGGTAGGCCTGCGGCCAGTAACAAACCCAAGGAAACGGATACTAAAACTCCAATCGGAACTAAAGCCGCGAAAACTCATTTTAGTTTATCTAAAATTCAAGAGAACTTAAGTTTATCTGACAAGCTTAACTTAGAAGTCGAATCCTCATTGCGGCAATTACATAATCGAAAAAGGTTAAGTAAACAGCAAAAGGAAATCGCA